CTCAAGAAGAACGGCGTACGTTCGTAGATCGCGCTCGAAGCATCTCGAAATGACTCTACAAGTCGAGCCGCCACACCGGGTTGCCGGCCTCCTCGCCGTCGCGCACGCAGCCGAGCCTGCGCGCGATCCGCGTCCAGCCCTTGCGGCCCGAACCGGAAAGGCGGGCGCAGCCTTCGGCGCGCGCCCACGGAACGAGCTTGCCCAGGAAGTCCGGCAGCCAGCGCGCGACGTCGCGGCCGCCCACCAGCCAGATGCGGCAGTCGAGACGGCCGGTTTCGATGTGCCGGTTGAGCCGCGTCACCACCGCGGCGACCGGAACAGGCCCGTCGTAGATCGCCCAGAGCTGCAGGCGACGCGCCCGCAAGCCCGCCGGCAGATCGTCGCGCTCCGGCGATCGCCGCCAGGCCGGCTCGAGCAGCGGCCAGAGATCGCGCCACACCAGGGGAAGATGCGCCACCGGGATGCCGGTCGCGAGCGGGCCGGCGCTCGCGCGCGCCTGGCCGCTCACGCGTACTCCGTGATGCTCATGCCCGACAGCATCGCGCCACCCATGTAGCGGACGCCCGCCGTGCCGTTGACGTAGAACGTCGCCGGCGTGTTGCTGCCCGCGCCGGCGCGCAGCTTGAAGGTGGTCGGCGTCGTTGCCGTCGCCTCGGCCTCGCAGGTGATGCGGAAGATGCGGCCGCCGCTCGCGGTGTCGTTGTATTGCATCGCCGCACCGAGCGCATTCGCGTCGCCGTCGCGGAAGATCGCCGCGACCATCCAGGCCGCCGCACTGGTCGCGCAGACGAGCGTCGCGTCCACGACCAGGGTGCTGGCGGCACTGCGCGGCGTGAGGCCGAGCGAAAGATACTGGTTGCCCTCGCTACTTTGCGGGATCGTGTCGTCGAGCGGGATCGTCGTGGTGCCTGACGCGAACGCGCCGGTCCTGATCGAGGCCCTCTGGATCGGCGAGCCCCATACGGCATCGGTGCCGTCGCTCAGCAGCGCCTGTCCCGCCGTGCCGAGCGCCAGCCGCTGCGGCGCGCTCGCGCCCCTCACGATCAGGTCGCCGCGCGCCGTCAGCAGCGCCGCCCTGAGCGACGCCGCGCAGGTCACCATCGCGAAGGTCGGGCTGGTCGAGGCGCAGATCGCCCGCACCCAGCCGCCGGACGGGATGTCGCCCGCCGCCAGCGCCGTGCCGTCGAGGAACCTGATCGTGCCCGCGGCGAGGCCGTTCACCGCCAGAGTCGGATCGGGGCCCGAATTGGCGTGCCCGGCCTGGAAGACGAACTCCTGCCCCACTTCGTAGCGCACGATGCCCGGCACGGGCGCGATCGCGTAGGCGGTCGCGGTCCCGGTGTCGGCGCCGACGATCGTCGGCAGGCTGTCGGGCCGGTTGAAGGCGCGCACCAGCCGGTTCACGGTCGTGGTGATGGCGAGCGTGTCGGCATTTCTCGCCAGCGCCGGCAGGCTCATCGCCGGCCCGCCGCGCGGAAGTCGAGATCGTCGATGCCCTGCAGGTTCGACCAGGCGGCGCCCGCGGCGAGCACGGCGCGCAGCCGGAAATAGCGGCCGCTGCGGCGGAGCGGCGCCAGCCCCGCGCCGGTCAGGGCGACAAAGGGCGTGTAGCTCACGATCGCCTGCTGGCTCTCGCGCACGCCGGCCGCCAGCGCGGGCGCGCCGCCGTCGATCAAAGGCCGGCAGCCGCGCAAGGTCATGCGCCGGCCGTCACCCGGCGACAGTTCCGCCGTCTCGACCGTCGCCGGCATCACCGCGCCGTTGAAGGCGCCCGCCCTGTGCGCCGTGTCGAAGCCGAACAGCAGCAGCGACGTGACGCCCGTCCAGTAGCTGCTGTCGAGCGAGAAGGGCAGCGTCTCCAGCGTGCCGAAGGCGTCGAGCTGTTCCAGCGTCCGGCTTTGCTGCGCCACCCCCGAATACACGAGCTCGCAGGCCTGCAGCGCGCGCGACCACCGGGCGGTGCGCCAGTTGTAGATCAGGAGCCGATTGGGCGTGCCCGCGCTGCCGTTGGCGGGATAGGCGAAGATATAGAGGCCGCGCACCGGATCGATCGCGGCCGAGGCGCGGAAGGCATTGGTCTCGTCGAACTCGCGCCACAAGGTGCGGTCGACCTTGCCGCGGCCGATCGGCGTCACCTGCTGGCCGCCCTCGATCATGTAGAAGCCCGACTTGTGCAGGAAGAAGGCGAGATCGGCGACGCCCGCGACGCTGTTGGGAATGCTGGCGCCGAGGTCCCTCGCGATCTTGTCGATGCGGAAGACGACGGGCGAGCCTTCGTAGGTCATGCGCCGGATCGCGGCTTCCTGGAAGATCAGCCCGTACTCGCCGCCCACCAGGCCGGTGATGTCGCCGCCGTCGGGCTCGTCGTTGAAATCGGCCTGCGTCGCGGGATCGCTGCCCCAGCTCTCGCAGTCGTCGATCGCCGACCACTGCACGCGCTGGCGCGCTGCGCCGATCTTGGCCATCACCAGGAAATCGCCGACATTGGCGATGAAGCTGCCGACCGGCGGCGCGCCGCCCAGCGCCGTCCAGTTGGTGCCGGCGGCGAGATCGAACTTCTGCGGCGCGTCGACGCCGTTCACCGCGACGGCGAGCGGGCCGAACTGCTCGAACCGCCAGGTGCCGTCGCCGCCCGGCGCATAGGCGCCGCCCGCCGTGCGACTCGCGTCGTTCCAGGTCGAGCCGTCGAGGCGATAGAGCTTCGTCGCGTCGCCCGCGAACATCTTCTGCGTGCCGTCGGGACAGCGGAACCAGGCGGCGCCCTGGGCGCGCGCACCGAGCGCATTGGTCGCGGTCGCGAGCGCGTTGAACGGCGTGTAGCTCTCCTCGGCCGGCACCACGTTCAGCGCCTCGCGCGCCCACTGGCCAAGATCGGGCATGTCGGGCCGCCATTCGGCGAAGGGAATCGCGGCCATCAGGGCGTCCTCGCGCGAAGCTTCATGCGGACGTTCTGCGCCGAGGCGAGCACGCGCTGGCGGCGGACGTTCAGGCCGGCCACGTCGGCCGCGTAGAGCATGGCGTAGTTTCTTGCGCCGTCCGGATCCTGGGTGAAGATCGCGGCCTCGAGCAGGCAGCCGTTGAGATAGACGCCGGGTGCGTTGGCGAGGATCCAGTTCGTCGGGTTGGCGCCGGAGGGTGTCGGCAGCATGCCGTACCAGCGCAAGGTCGCCGTGCACGCGTCGCTGCCGGGATCGGGCCACAGGCGAAAGCCGGTGCCCGAGACCGCGATCATCCGGGGCGCGGCGCTTGCATACGGGCTCATGCTGTCGATGATGCTTTCCTCGACGATCTGCAGCGGCTGCGGCGGGCACGACGTGCCGTTCAGCGTCGCCTCGACGAGCTCGAGGAAGCCTTGGGGCTGAGCCACGCCCTGGGCGAGCGCAAAATCCGCCTTCGACTGGTACATCTCCGGAATACGCACCGCCTCGTGCTCGGGAATGCCGAGTGCCTCGAGCGCGGGCTTGCCGAAATACATCCGCGCCTCGCAGAGCGCGAGGAAGTCGTCGGCGCGCGCGGCAAGCTCCGCATCGCCGTCGCGCGCCAGCCATGCCGCGAGCGCAGACTGCAGGCCGGCATAGGTCGTGATCTGGACAGCCATCAGTGTACCCTCTTCATTGCCAACACGATTCCTCCTCAGAGGAGCGCGCCATCCCGGTGGCGCCCACGGTCATGCGGACCGCGCGCATCTTTCACGCTACATGTGAATGCGCCGAATGAGCGGGCTGGAAGCCCGCGGTCCAAAGGAGCGGCACTTCAGTGCCGCACTCCGATGAATCGGCATCAGTACCGGTGATCCTCATCACAGCACTGAGCTGTCGGTGCGCAGCCAGCGCCAGTCGGGGTCGTTCAGCCTGGCGTCGATGCGGCGCTGCATCTCCGGGTCGGGCGACCAGAAGTCGATGCCCTCCTCGTCGAACCACTTCTGGACGAAGATCGCGGGCACGCGTGCCACCAGGCGCAGCTCGCGGCTCGCACTGCGCGGATCGCAATGGGTCTGCGCCGCGCGGTTGGCGTCGAGGATGGGCTGCACGTCCTGCACCGTCTCGTGCGCCCAGCCGCCGTCGTGCAGGCGATGGAAGAGCTTTGCCATGTGCGCCTCGGGATCGAGGAACAGCATCGCCGAATGCCGAGGCATGTCAGTCCTCCGTCCGTTCGGCCGGCACCTCGATCGCCTGGTCGCGGTCGATCAGGAAGTCGGCGAGCGCCGCATGCACCTCGTACCTGGCCCGCTTGCCGTCGACCTTGGCGGAATAGCGCGCGGTATCGGTCGCGGTCTGCCAGTCGGAGGCGAGAAGATCGGACGGCAGGTGGACGTGATCGACGGTGAGGCAGATCGTGCGGGTCGCGGGGTCGGCTTTGCGGGCCATGGCTTCTCCTGTCGTGAAAGGAAAGGCGGGGCGGACGAACCGCCCCGCCAGGATCGACGTCAGCTCAGGTCGGCGATCACGAAGTGCGCGGCCTCGTTGGAGACCTGCAGGGTGGCCTCGCCGATGATGTGGAACTTGCGCGCATCGCCGGTGCGCGCGAGCTCGACGCGCTTGAACTTGCGCAGCCACAGCACCTTGGCCATCGCGGGATCGACGCCCACGGCGTCGCGCGTGCTCATGTAGCGGTCGGCGGCGATGGTGAAAGTGCCGAAGTCGCTGACATAGCGGTCGACGGCGCCGATCACGGTCGCGAGCTTGCCCTTCGCCTCCTGGTACTGGGTGGCGATGCCGGTGAAACCCGACGCCACCTGCTTCTCGTTGCCATTGACGATGATCAGCGTCGGCCGCCCGCCGTTGGTCCAGGTGCTCTGGATGCCGGCCTTCAGCAGCGCCTCGGTGAAGGCCCGCTGCGTGCCGTTGGTGGCGGCGACGGTGTTGCCGCTCGAAAAGCCGCCCGAGCTGCCGCCGCTGCCGCGCGAGGCGTTGGTGGCGAGCCAGGAGAGCAGGCCGCCCATCTTGCGCGGCGTCGTGCCCGGCGTCTCGGCGACCGACGCCTGGTTCAGGAGCAGCGTGGTCTCGAGATCCATCCTGATCTGGCGGCCCTGCTTCATGGTCTGCAGCCCGATCTCCGAATTGCGGCCGGCGCTGTCGACGGCCTCGTCGGTCTCCGAGATGGTGAACGACTTCTTCAGGATCTGCGTGCGGTTGCCGACGCGTACGGTTGGCGTCACCGCGACGGCAGCGGTGTCGTCGCCCTCGTAGTTGAAGTTGGCGGCCGAGCCGTTGCCGAGCGAATCGGTCTGCCACTCGCTGTAGGTGTTTTTCGCCGTGCCCGAGCCGATCGCCGATTGGAACGGGAACTCGTCCTTGTTGAGCAGGAAGATCTTGTCGTGCAGATCCTCGCGGACGCCGACGGCGGCGCCGGTGGTGAAGGTGTTGGTCGGTGCAGTCATGGTCAATAAGCCTCGGAGGGGT